TCAGGAAGCCATACGCGCCCTGATTCCATAATGGCAGTCACTTCGCTCATACGGATTTCTTTTGATTTGGTAGCTTTTGTAGCAATCACTGGGATATGAGTTTCGTTTTTCAAATCTTGAAGCAAACTTGTTCCGCTGCCTTTATCTTCAATCAATAATGGAACGGCGGCTGGATGCAGTTTGTTATATTTTTCCCAGATTTTTACTATATTTTTTTTAAGCTTTGGATAGCCCCAACGTTTGTTATACACATTGATCAAATAGTAATCAGTTTCAGTTTCGCCCCACACTGTAATAGCTGTAGGATCATGCAGTTCGGTTTCTTTTTGTGCAGTGTCAGCGCTTAGAACGATTTTTTTAAATACAATATCTTCACGCAAATCAAACCGACCAAACCAGTCCAATTGTATCATGCCGCCACCTTCAGGGGCGGGGCGCTGCTGATACAAACTGTTAAATGCAGCTGTGCCAATGGTTTCACGGATATTTTCGATATCTTCTATGGGATAACGCTCTGGCCATAGCGCTTCGCCTATCTTGCGCCCGATTTGATCATTGTCTTCTTCGGCAATAGCAGGAAGGTTTATCACGTTCCAGTTTTCATGCTTTTTGTTTTCCGTCAGATAATATCCGATGTCATCGTAACGCCAACGGGTCATAATAAGAATGATCTTATTGCCTGGGTACAATCGAGTGTAAGCAACTTTTGAAAACCAGTTTTCAATTTTGTTGCGATAGCTTTCGCTTCTGGCTTGCTCATCATCTTTGATCACATCGTCCATGACCAGCAGATGCGCCCCACGTCCTGTGAGTGCGCCGCCAATACCGACAGCATAAAATTGTCCGCCTCGGTTGGTTGTCAGGTGCGTGCTGGACTTGCTATCCACGCGCACTTGGCAATCTGGAAAGATTTGTGTGTACAGTGGGTCGATCATGGTGTTGCGGATTTCTTTGCCGACATCCGAGCTTCGTTCGTGGCTGTAAGATGTATACATGACTTCTTTTTCAGGATTGCGTCCCATAAACCATGACACAAAGAAATTAGCGGCCATCATAGTTTTTCCACTTCTCGGTGGACAAAATATGCATAGTCTATTATAATCAGCATCAGACTCAAGGCGCATCAAGCTTTTAGCAATCAAGATATTATGCTTGGCAAATTCATATGAATGCATTTGCAGTTTTGCATATGCGAGCAAATTGCTATAGGCTGCATCTTCCACGCTTAGTTTTTTCAAACTTCCTCCACAATTTCATCAAGTTCATTGATCTCATCAGATTCTTCAGCGCCATCATATTCTATTTCAGGCAACACAATTTCCCCATCGACGATATCCATCTGAGCGGCTTTAAATATTTCATCACGATGCTCTTTGGTGACAGTCACGCCGATATCTATTTGTTGTCGGCTTGGCGCATCTAATCCAAGCAGTCTTATCTGGCTGTCTCTAAGTTTTCTTTTTTCTTCAATCCAGCGGCTGCCTTGTGTGGGATTAGCGCACGCTTCAAACCGACGCTGACAATCTTGCTTATCTTTTTCGATCTCATATAAATAGCGATCTCTCAAAACAATAAATGCATCCGCATCGCGCTCAAAGATATCATTGGTCAGCTCTTTGAGCGTATCTCGCACGGTTTGATGTGCAATGCCGGTTGATTTTGCGATATATCTTGGTGTGGCGTGTGGATCGGCCTTGATAACATCCATGATTTTTTCAGCATTGCAGCGTGCCTGCAACTTAGCTAAACTCATTACAAACCACCTCATATCTTATATATATTAATATAAAAAAAATACTTGACATTGCATTGGTATTAGTTTACTTGATATTTGTCAATACATATTTGGATTGTTATGAATTAATAACAAGGCCAATAATGACATTTGCACACACACGAAACGAGATGTAGCTGGAAGGCTATGTTAAAAGGATTAAAGCGTGAAGCTATGAAATTGATGGTAGATGAAGAAAGTGGCGTAAGATTGCAGGATGGAAAACCTGTTTATGTCGATGACGAAGGTAAAGAGATTGCATTTGACGCGCCGGCTGCGATGAGCAAGATCAAGGCGTTGAACAACGAGGCCAAAGATCATCGATTGAAGGCCGAAGATTTTCGATCCAAGGCTGATCAATACAGCCAGCAGTTGCAAGAGTTGCAATCCAAGCTTGAAAATTTCAATGACATTGACCCTCGCAAGGCCAAGCGTGCATTAGAAAAAGTGGCCAAGTTAGACGCAGGCGAGCTTTTAGAGATGGAAAAGGTTGAAATGATCAAGCAGCAGTTGAAAGAGCAATTTGAAGATCAGACATCTGAGCTTCAAACTGGTTTTTCAGCCAAGGAGAAGGAATATCAAGCGCAACTTGAAAAATACACCGAGACGTTATCGCATAAAGAAAAGTTCATTTATGATCTGATGGTGACCAACCAGTTTGCGTCATTGCCGTTTATCACCAAGAACACAACCATGACATCCGATGTGGCCGCGACGATGTTTGGCAAATACTTCAAGGTGGAAACAAACGATGCGGGCGATACGCAACTTGTGGCGTATTTGAATGGAGAAAAAATACTGTCACGCACACGCCATGGTGAGCCTGCGGCATTTGATGAAGCGTTTCAGATATTATGGGATGCATATCCGAATAAAGAGGCTTACACCAAAACGACATCGGGCAGTGGCAGCAATGGAAATATCAATGCCAATCAACCGTCAAACGACGCGCCTGGATGGGACAGTTTTTATACGACAATGGACTAATATGATCGATCAGCAAAGCATGTGATGCCATTGCTGATTCGGTATTTAAGTGAAGGAGAATAAGCAATGGCTACTTTAACAGCAGACCGACTGACGTTGGTCGAAATTGCAAAGCGTACACACAATGGCATGGCAATCGATATTGCTGAACAGCTCAACAAAGACAATGCCGTGCTGGATGATGCTGTGTATGTTCAAGCAAATGGCATTTCAAATCACATTACCACCAAACGACTAAGCTTGCCGACAGGCTCTTGGCGTCAAATCAATGCTGGTGTGGCACGTGAAAGCTCGCGCACGCAACAAGTTGTCGAAACCATTGGTCGTCTGGAAGCTTATAGCCAGATTGACTCGGCATTGGTTGATCTTGCGCCGGATAAAAAGAAATTCCGTTGGTCTGAAGATATTTCATTTCTTGAGGGCATGAGCCAGACCTTGGCCACGGCTATCTTTTATGGATCGAATGTGGGTGCGCCTGAGCAGTTTAACGGCTTTGCGACTCGTTACGCCTCTACATCTGATGACAATGTGTGGTCGCTTTCCGGAACGGGCAGTGATTTGGCATCTGTGTGGATTGTGCAATGGGGGTCTGATAAGGTTCACATGGTATATCCAGCCAATGATAGCGCCGCCGGGCTTCAGGCCAAAGACGATGGTTTGTTGACTACTTATGATGACAGCAACAATCCGTATAAGGTCTATCAGACTCATTTCAGATTGTATGCCGGTATGGTTGTGCGTGACGATCGTTGTATTCAGCGTTTGTGCAATATCGAGACAGCTGGTTCGTCTAATATTTTGGACGAAGATTACTTGATCAAAGCGCTTCGTCAAATGCCGCAAGGTGGTAGTGGCGCTGTGATTTATATGAACAAAACCATCATGACTCAACTGGATATTATTGCCAAAGATAAATCCAATGTGAGTTATACCCCTGATGGCCCGTTTGGACGCCCGCAGATTTCTTTCCGTGGCTATCCGATTAAACTGGTTGATGCATTGCTGGATACTGAATCCGCTGTCAGCTAAACTTGCTTGTATTCTTAGTAAAAAATAAGATAACAAGTAACGATATATAAGGAGAAACATCATGGCTTTAGTAGACGCGAAATTGATGCTCAGTGATGCGCAAACCATGGCAGTCGCCACTGCCGCTACCACGGCATCTACAAATATTATTGATCTTGGCGCAGCTTCGCCCAATATTGGTCGCGGCACGCCGATTTGGGCGCATGTGCGTGTAGGCACAGCTTGTGCTGGCAGTGCATCGAGTACCTTGGCTGTGTATGTGCAGCATTGTGCGACTGTGGATGGCACTTATGCGACATTGTTGTCTTATAGCGCTGCTTCGATTGCTAACTTCACTGGTGGTTTGAAAGTGATTGAAAACCCGTTGCCTGGAGCGGTCAATCGTTATGTTAAGGTAAGCTATGTCAACGCTGCTTCTTCAATCACGGCAGGCACAATGGATGCTTGGCTGGATATGACTGAGTTGGAAACGATATAACCTAAGCTTACCGTCAACACCCCGTATAATGCTTGGCAGCTATATTGATATAGCTGCCAAGCTGCATATAACAACAAAGGTATAGATGATGGCAAACATAGACGTTGATTTAGAACCTATTGAATTAGAGCCTAAGCCTGTCAAACAAACCCGCAAACGCAAGCCCAAGAAAAAGCAAATTGCTGAAAAGCCTCCAGAGATTTTTGACTTCTTAGTTATGAGCGACTTTTGGGATTCAAGCTCAAAGACATATTATAAACAAGGTGATGTGATTCAGGTAGGCAATTTAGACAACATACCGCCACATTGCAAAAAACTTTAAACGGGTACAGAAAATCATATATGACAAATTTAGCGTATACGCCACTGACTTTTAATTTAATAAGCAAAGATATTTGGATCGGCAAAAACGTTCGCATTGGACATGGCGTGGTTATTGAACATGGTTGTCAGATTGGCAACAATTGCATCATTGGTCATCATACAATATTACGCTCTAACACTGTTATTGGAGATAATACTGTAATTGCACATCTATGCGTGTGTGAAGGCGATACGATGATTGGCTCCAATGTTACGATTCAATCGCAAACGCACTTGACCAAGCACACAAAAATAGCAGATCATGTATTTGTTGCCCATGGCGTGTTTACATCAAATACCGTAAATATCAAGCATGGCAGAGATATTGACCTTGAGCTGAAAGGGCCAATAATTGAATATGGCGCACGCATTGGATGTCATTGCACGTTATATCCAGGTGTGACGATAGGCGAAAATTCGTTGGTTGGCATGCACTCGCTTGTGACAAAAGATGTTCCAGCAAAGCAAGTATGGTATGGATCGCCTGCAAAGTTTGTCAGAAATGTCAGACCAAAGGAGCTGCTATGAAATTATCAGTAGCTATGATGGTCAAAAATGAAGAGCATTTTTTACCCCAATGTTTAGAGTCAATCAAGCCCATAGCTGATGAAATAGTTATTGTAGATACAGGTTCGACTGACAACACGGTTGAAATTGCGAAAAGCTTTGGCGCACAGGTATTTCACCATCTGTGGGAAGATGACTTTTCAAAGCATCGCAATCAAAGCATATCATATGCGACAGGTGACTGGCTGTTGTTAATTGATGCTGATGAAAAGCTGATATTGCACCCAAAGTCAGATTGGCAAATAGTCAAAGACTGGCTGGCCAACCTGACTGATGACGTTGGCGGCGTCTATATTAGCATGCAAGACATTCATGATCATGGCGCATCGATGCACGCAAACACACTGCGATTGTTTAGAAAAGGACATGTGACATATAGAAATATCGTGCATAACAAGCCTGTCACCAAAGGCAAGGTTACTTTTTTAGATGACCTATCCATTGAGCATTATGGATATAATTTGTCGCCCAAACAAATGACAGCAAAGTTTAAGCGCACAACCAGATTGCTAAAAAAAGCAATCAAGAAAGACCCTAAAAACTTTCATAATTATTTTTATTTGTCGCAACAATATGGTGTGCGTGGCGAGCAAGAGCGCGTGATTCAGTATGGCAAAAAATATATTGCGTATTATGAAAATAACAAAGACGACTTTTTGCACGCTATTTGGTTTTCCATGGCGCAAGCATATCGCAGCCTTGGCAATAATGCAAAGATGCAACAAATTGTTGATCAAGGGCTTGAGGCCAATCCAGTCAATCCAGACTTGCTATTAACGCAATCAGATATTGACATAGAAGCTGGCGATAAAATCAATGCGATCAGCACAATCTATAAATATTTTGATGCTTATGCCAAATTAGTCAAAGAACCATTGCTGCAAAATGGTAATTTTTATTTCACGATGCGTGAAGATATTGCCATGGTACAATGGTATCGTTTGGCAACGCTGCATTTAGAGTTAGGTCTAACGGCAATTGGGCAATTAAAGCTTGGCGATAAACATGTTCCACCAAAAGCCAAGCAAGAGCTGGTTGATTATTTAAAACAAATCAAATGTGAGCATTTTCTTGATACGCCAACTCAACCAGCACAACCTGATCAGCCCAAAATTGCAAACTTGTTTGTTCCGCATGGCGTGCAAGGCTCTTTTGAAGTTGGAAATAATCCGTCAATCAAACCATCAGCGGTAATTGATAATAGCGGAAATGTAACGATTGGCGATGATTTTATCTTAAGCGATTATGCAAAAATTTACACGCATGATCATTTTTTTGCTAAAGATCGTACAATAAGAGAGCAAACCATCAATGATGGCGTCAGTATCTCAAATATAGTCATTGGCAATGATGTGTATGTGGGCACAGATGCATTGATCTTGAATAATGTCACTGAAATTTTTGATGGATGCGTCATTGCTGCTGGCGCGGTTTTGACTAAGAACCCTCCGGGGCCATATGCGATTATGGGAGGCAATCCTGCCAAACTCATTAGATATAGGGTATGAAATGTCATTTTATTTAGAGCGAACCATGTGTGATGTTTTATCAGAGATGCGCACATGTTATAAAACATATAACTTTGCCATTTTGAGCAGTTTGATTGAAGAAGCTCAGACCATGGCAAATCGC